TTTTATTATGCACATTAGCAGCAATGGATTTGTCTAAAGGCAAAATTTTAAATGAAACTGATAAGCAAAGATTAATACTTGCATACTCACGTATTAAAGGAGCTTACGATTTATGTCATTAGAAGAAAAAGTTAAAGAATTAATGGTTAATGAAGATAAAATAAAAAATTATTTTTTTGTTCGTGATAGTGAAGAGTATAGAAAAATTAAAAGTCCTGATTTATTTATAGATGATACTATTAAATATTTTACAGGAGAAATTCAAAGCGGAGCATATTTACCATTTGAAAAAGCAGAAAACTTTCGACTTCGTTTAGGGGAGACTACAATTTGGTCCGGCTATTCAGGACACGGCAAAAGCATGCTACTTAGTTATATAACATTAAAGTTATTTGAAAATTATAAAACTATGATATGCTCATTTGAAATGTCTTGTAAAAGTACATTGGCTAGATATATTCGCCAGTCAGTAGGAACTAACGAACCTACAGAAAGCGCAATAACTAATTTTTGTAATACTAATGCAGGAAAATTATTTTTGTATGACCAATTAGGTTCTACAAATCCAACGGCTGTATTATCAGTAATTTATTATGGTGCTGAGCAAATGGGTATTCAGCATTTTGTAGTAGATAGTTTAATGAAGTGTTCTATAAATGAAGATGACTATAATGGTCAAAAAAAGTTTGTAGACCAGCTTTGTATTGCTGCTAGAGACCTTAATATTCATATTCATCTTGTTGCCCATAGTAGAAAAACAATAGATGAAACTTCGCATACACCAGGAAAATTTGATGTAGCCGGAAGTGCAACAATTACAAATTTAGCGGATAATTGTGTTAGTGTATATAGAAATAAACGTAAAGAAAAAGATATTTTAGAAGGCAAAATTGAAGAAGGGCAAATTAAATTAATACCTGATGCTTATATGTCTATTAATAAACAAAGACATTTTGAATGGGAAGGTAGTATCCCATTATGGTTTGAGCCAAAATCTTTACGTTATAGGGATAAACCAATATGACAATTAATGATTTTATTAAAGAATGCCAAAAAATATTTGGTAATGATATAGAATATAAAGTAACAACTAAAGATGGCATTGTATTTAAACAAACAAAAGGATGGAAAGATGATAAAATTCAATTTAACTCAAACGAATTTACCACTTTTAATCAACAAATTAAAAGAACTAAATTTTAAAAAAATTTGGAAAGTAACAATTAGCGAGAGTAAATCTTTAAGGTCATTATCACAAAACGATAGATATTGGATTATGCTTAAAGAATTAGGAGACTATTTAGGTTATTCTGATATTGAACTTCATGATTTATTAAAATGGAAATATTTATCTGTGCAAAAAGAAATTGCTGGGCAATCTGTAATTGTAATAAAGTCTACAAGTTCATTAACAACAGATGAGTTTTCAGAGTATAATGCTAATATTGAACGTTTTGCAAATGAATTTGGATTTAAATTCCCACATGATATACCGCAATATTAAACTAACAAAACTTGTACGCAAATTGCCATGCCAACATTGTGGCATTCAATCAGAAACTGTTTGCGCGGCTCATCGCAATGAAGGTAAAGGTATGGGGAGTAAAGTATCGGACGCATTAGTAGCGGCATTATGCCATGAATGTCATTTCCATCTTGATAATGGAAAAGAGTTATCAAAAGAAGATAGAAGGGACATGTGGAATCGTGCTTATATTAATACAATACAATATTTATTTGAACATGATATGATTGGAATTAAATAATGGGGAAAGGTAGTGCGCCACGTCCATTTGCGGACCGTAAGGAATTTGATAAAAATTTTGATTTAATTTTTGGAAAGAAAAAACATGGCAACAAGCCCGACTCAATTGACCCTAAAAAAATTACAGAAAGAGAATTACCCGTTATCCCAAGTAGTGGAGAAATGGAATAGTTGGGGTAGAGTACGCGTAGATTTATTTGGAATAATTGACGTGTTAGCAATTTCAGACGAAGGTAATACAGTAGCCATACAAACAACTAGTCTTAGCAACACAAGCGCTCGAATTAAAAAAATAGGTGATAGCGATGCAATTGGTCATTTACGTAAAGCAGGTTGGACAGTACTTGTACATGGGTGGTATAAAAAAAATAATAGATGGCATGTTAAAGAGGTAAACCTTTCCTAATGTTAACAATGACTAGATTACTTGAAATATTAGATGGATGGGCATTATGGATGCGGAAATCAAATCATAAATTAGGATTTCCATCAAAGTCAATTGGATTAAGTTCTGGTGGAGTATCAACTGAAGATTCATTTGATGATTTAATTGCTATACAAGATAGTAATAATATTAGAATATTAGACACTATTATTCATAACTTACCAAAAGAACAGCAAGATGCTTTATATCATAACTATCTTAATGCTAAAAAACCATTTGCATTTGAATATAAATATGAATTAGCTTTAGACAATTTGCTTACATTAGCCAGCCGCAAAATAAATATATAAATATGTTTACAAATAATTAAATTTAGAGTATAATACAAGGCGATGGAGGAGTAGTCTCTATCATTTATAATCTCCAATTGTCCCACTTCGGTGGGATTTTTTTTATCATGAATATTAATGTGTGTGAACAGTGCGGTAATGTCTTTGACTCAACCGGTTATCCTGTTTGCCCTGATTGTCAGTTTGACCATATTTTTATAAGGATACCAAATGAAGAAGCCAACAACGAAAGCCGGCAAGATGGCAAAGGTAGGCAAAGTAATGAAAGAATTTAAAGCTGGTAAATTAAACACAGGCACTAAAAAAGGTCCGATTGTTAAATCAGCAAAGCAAGCAATTGCAATTGCACTTAGCTCTGCAGGTATGAGCAAAAAGAAGAAAAAATAATGACTGCCGCATGGACAAAAAAAGCCGGTAAAAATCCAAAGGGCGGATTAAATGCTAAAGGCAGGGCTTCTTATAATAAAGAAACTGGTGGTAATTTAAAAGCGCCTGTAAAAGCAGGGGATAACCCAAGACGCGCATCATTTTTAGCACGTATGGGTAATATGCCAGGCCCAGAACGCAAACCTAATGGCGAACCTACAAGATTATTATTATCATTAAAAGCATGGGGGGCATCAAGTAAAGCGGATGCAAAAGCAAAAGCTAAAGCTATTAGTACACGTAATTCAAAAAAAGGAAAATAATTATGCCAATGGTTGGAAAAATAAAGTTTGCTTACACAGAAAAAGGTAAGAAAGAAGCTAAATCTTATGCTAAAAAAACGGGTAAAGCAGTAAAAGCTAAACCTGTAAAAAAGGGAATGAAAAGTGGCTACTAAACCAGGACTCTATGCAAATATTGCAGCTAAGAAAGCCAGAATTAAAGCAGGCTCTGGCGAAAAAATGAATAAGGTTGGCTCTAAAGCAGCGCCATCAGCAAAAGATTTTAAGGACGCAGCTAAAACAGCGAAGCCTATTAAGAAAGCAAAAAAGAAATAATGTGGTAAAACTAGATATATACGTAGGATATGACGGCAAGGTAGAACCAATTGCTTATCATAACTTTTGTCAATCAGTTATAGAGAAGTCATCTATACCGGTTAGCTTTACACCATTAGCATTAAACACTTTAAAAGATTACAAAGAAACACATACAGACGGTAGTAACGCATTTATCTATTCACGCTTTCTAGTGCCATATCTAAATAACTTTAAAGGTATCGCACTATTCGTAGATGGCGATATGATATGCAGAACAGATATAGCAGAGATACTAGCAAACTTTGATACAGACGAAGCAATCAAGGTAGTCAAGCATCATTACCAAACAAAGCATCCTGTGAAGTACTTAGGTGCAAAGAACGAAGACTATCCTAAAAAGAACTGGTCTTCAGTAATGCTCTGGAATTGTTCACATTGGTTAAACCGTCAGCTAACACCTAAGTTTGTGCAAGAACAAACAGGTAAGTACCTACACAGGTTTGAATGGCTTAAGTATCCAGAAGAACAAGTAGGCAAGCTAGACGATACATGGAATTGGTTAGAGACAGAATACGAATACAACCCAGATGCTAAATTAGTGCATCACACATTAGGCACACCATGCTTTAAAGACTATCAGAATACAGACTATAGTCAAGAATGGTGGGAAACATACCAAAGAATGATATATCCTCTAAAAGGAAAGAATAGGGAAAGCGAACTATGAACTACTTAGACTATTTAGTAAATGCTATGACAGGCGGTCAACCAACTCAACAGGAGTTAATGGTACGCAAGATGGCAGAAGACGAAGCTAAAAAGCAAGCACTTCAAGGTCTATTATCACAACAAGCACAGCCACAAATGATGCAGTCTATGCCCAGTATGCAACAACCTGCACAAATGTCACCATACATGCAAAATCTTATCAACCCAGGTAAGACAATGCAACAAAACTATATAGACCCAAGATTAATGGAACAAATGTATTACAAAGGCTTATTAAGC